AACGCAGAGTGGTATTCATATAGCGGCGCAAACTGGTTTGGCACTAAGAGCAACCACCCGCAGATTTTTATTACCAACAACACAGAACGCGCCCGCATCGACAGCAGCGGCAACGTCCTAATAAACCGTAGCAGCGACTCCGGCCTTGGCAAACTGAACGTCGAAGGCGGCGCTGACATTACTGGCGGGAATGTCTATCTGTGCCGGGATACCGGAAGTGTTTTTGTCGGTACGACGGTAGAACCCTCTGGCGTAGGTACTAGCGGCGTTAATATCCAAGACCTATCTGGCACCGCTGGGCGCATCTTTTTAGGGAAGACAGCATCCGGTGCCTATGATGCCTTAGCTAACTACCACAACGGCACATATGTTGGTGGCGTGGTTTACAGTGACACGGCGACCAGCTTCCCTACCTCGTCAGACATTCGCCTAAAGCACGACATCGTTGACGCCCCAGAAGCATCAAGCCTCATCGACGCGATACAGGTCCGCAGCTTCAAGTGGAACGCCGATAACACCGAGCAACGCTACGGCTTCGTGGCTCAAGAACTTGTCACCGTTGCGCACAACTAGAAGGAAACTAGGTGTGACACAGGAAGACGCGATCCGGCTTTTTGAGTACCGCGATGGCACGCTGTATTGGCGTGAAAGGGCTGATGCTCTTAAGCGGTGGAACTCTAAGCACGCAGGTAAGCAAGCTGGTTGTCCTAGCGGCCACGGATACATCAAAATTCGCCTTGCTGGTCGCTCGTATTATGCGCACCAGATCGTTTTTCTGATGCACCACGGATATATTCCGGATGTCGTGGATCACGTTGATTGCGACGCGGGCAACAATTCTATTGAAAACTTACGTGCCGCAAGCAAATCGCTTAACGGCATGAACCGCGATAGGCCTATTAACAACACTTCGGGCAACAAAGGGGTTGTCTGGCACAAGGCTGCACGCAAGTGGATGGCAAGTGTTGTTGTGGCTGGTAAGAAAGTATATTTAGGACTTTACACTGACTTTGATGCGGCTTGTCAGGCTGCGAACGAAGGCCGTTTACGGCATCACGGCGATTTTGCCAGAATATAGGAGATGAACATGACAACAACTTACAACTGGACCGTTGTTCAAATGCAAGCGTATCCAGAAATGGATGGCGAAGCCGATGTGGTGTTTGTAGTGCATTGGGTGTTAAACGGAACAGACGGCACCTACAACGGCAGCGTATACGGCTCGGTTGGCGTCACGCTCGACGAAGGCGCAGCCTTCACACCCTATGCCTCGCTCACCGAAGCCCAAGTAATTGGCTGGGTGCAAGATGCACTTGGCGAAGAGCAAGTTGCGGCCTATGAAGCTAATGTGGCGCAGCAGATCAGCGATCAGGTCGATCCACCTGTTGTGACGCCACCATTACCTTGGAGCTAATAACAATGGAAATAGAACTTAAACTGACCGTCGATGAGATCAACGCAGTCCTCCAGACGCTGGGCAACCTGCCTACGTCTTCAGGCGCATGGCCTCTCGTAGTAAAAATCAAGGAACAGGCGGAAGCTCAGGTTGCCCCAGAGCCAGAGCAGACCTCGGAATAAGATATGCTCCAACCCGTCAACGTAAAATCTAAGGCCGGCATCAAGCGTGACGGCACGAAGTTTGAAGGCGATTATTACGTTGACGGGCAGTGGGTTCGGTTTCAGCGCGGACTCCCGCGCAAGATTGGCGGCTATAGGCAGATCAGCAATTACATGGCGGGGATCGTTCGGCAGCTGCACACGCAGGCTCTGAATAACTTCGTCTATACGCATGCTGGCAACCAGAATGGCATTCAGCAATTCACGATTGACGTGTCTGGAAACACCAGCGCGCCTATCGACCGCAGCCCTGTCGGCTACATAGCTGATGATAATTTCAACTGGATGTTCGATGCCATGTATGACGGCGCTGGTGGCGGCAACGTCATCATCGCGCATCCGGCTGAGACGCTGCTCGATATTTCCAGTTCTGCAACTTACCCGGCTTACATCGGAAACATCTATGGGTCTTCGGCGCTCACTGAGATTCCGACCGCAGGCGTTTCTGGCGGCATCGTGGTCCTGCACCCGTACCTATTTATGTATTCCAGCAACGGTTTCATTAAGTGGTCTGACGCAAACGACCCAACGAACTTTACGACGGGTGATGCGGGCGATGCCTTCATTACCTCCTCGAAGATCATCAAGGGCCTCCCTCTGCGTGGCGGCGGCCAGAACCCTGCTGGATTATTCTGGACGCTGGACAGTCTTGTCAGGGCTTTTTACACGGGTGGCACGGATGTGTTCTCGTTCGACACGATCACGTCGGCCTCATCAGTGCTCGCGGCCAATGGTATCATTGAGTATGACGGCATCTATTATTGGGTCGGGCTCGACCGATTCCTGATGTACAATGGTGTTGTCCGTGAAGTCCCGAATGAGCTGAACATCAACTTCTTCTTCGACAACCTGAATTACACCTATGCCAATAAGGTGTTCGCCTATAAGGTTCCTCGCTTTGGTGAGATCTGGTGGTGCTTCCCCAAGGGTGACAGCACTGAGCCGAATCACGCTGTAATTTATAACGTCCGCGAAGGTACGTGGTACGACACCGCGCTGCCAAACGGCGGGCGCTCAGCGGGCATTTACGCGCAGGTATTTCAGTCACCCATTCTTGCTGGCGTTGCGCCTATCTTGCCGCCAGCTGGCGATCTGCGCATCACGGAAGCCAGCGACAGCCGCATCACGGAAGCTGACAATGATTTCCGCATCACGGACACAGGCTTTACGCAGTATAAGATATGGCGGCATGAATCCGGCGTTGATGAGATCGATGGCTCGTCGATCAATGCCGTTCAGAGCTATTTCGAGACGGGCGACGTATCACTGCTCACGACACCTGACCCGAAGTCGCGCTCCATTCACGTCAGCATAATTGAACCTGACTTTGTGCAGACTGGCGACATGACGGTGCAGATCACTGGGCGTATCAACGCTCGCTCGCCTGAAGTTAATGGACCCATCATGACCTTCCCGGATCAGGCAACGACGCCGGAGCAGCAGCAGGTGTTCTTTAAGGAGCAGCGGCGTGAGTTGCGCTTTAAATTCCAGAGCAATACGATTGGTGGGGATTACCAAGCCGGGCAAATCATCGTCCACCTGCAGCCTTCAGATGGGAGGTATCAGAGTTAATATGGACCCTGAGATCTTGCGCCAGTTACTTTCATATAATCCTGACACGGGTGAGCTTGTTTGGCTCATGCGTGATGAAAGCTGGTTTAAAAACCCCAAGGATGCGACGGGTTGGAATAAGAAGTATAGCGGCACAAAAGCGTTTCAAACGCTGCATTACGGTTATCTTAACGGGCACATTTTTAAAAAACATTACTTCGCACATAGAGTGGCATGGGCGATGCACTATGGCTCGTGGCCAACAGGCCAAATTGATCATGTCAATGGGCTGAGATCTGACAATCGAATTGCAAACCTTAGAGACGTTTCACATTCGGATAACCAAAAAAACGTAAAGTTAAGGCACGATAATAAATCTGGAATGCCCGGAATAGATTGGAAAATTAACGCCTCTGCGTGGCGAGTTCGTGTTAGTCGCGAAGGGAAAAGGCATCTTGTTGGCTATTTTAAGAATCTAGATGACGCCTTTGTGGCCCGTAAAAAGGCGCAGAATCAAGCCGCGTATCATGAAAATCATGGTCGTATAGCTGCGAGGCACTTCATATGATTGGCATCGATCCTCGTGGCATTGATCACTTCATTGACTGGGCTGATTATATGTATCCTGATCTGCAGCAGTTTGGCGTGGTAACGCAGATGATGCCCGGCGCGAACTGGCAGGACTGGGCGGCTGGCTTGCAGGCTTTGAATAAAATAGCTGAGATTGGTGCTCCCAATCCATATCAGTTTGATGACTGGAAACTTTGGGCAATGCGGTTTATACAGTTGCTTGATAGCGGCGGGAGTGGTTCGTAGTGTTTGAAGATTTTTACATGCCACAGTTTGATGCGGACTATTTCAATAGCCCCGCGTTTCAGCAGGCCATTGCTGCGGCTGTGCAACAGTATTCTCCAGCTCCCGTTGAGCCTGTGTATTATGCGCCGGAGCCGGTGTATTATGCACCGCCGCCTGCTCCAGAGATCACTGCCGGTATTGGCGACATTCCTCAGTATATGGTTGAGGATTACGGCCTGATCGGTGGAGCGCCAGATCGATTCACAGCGCCGCAAATATCAGCTGAACAGTTGGCTGCAGAGCGCTATGCTGCAGATCAGGCAGCGCAACAGATAGAAGCTCAGAGAGCAGCTGCTGAACGCTACGCCGCAGAACAAGCGGCAGCACAGCAGGCGGAAGCTCAGCGTGTCGCTGCAGAACAGGCCGCCGCAGCGCAGTATGCCGCTCAGCAGGCTGAAGCACAGCGCGTAGCGGCAGCACAGGCAGCCGCAGAACAGGCAGCGGCACAACAGGCAGCCGCCGCCGCTGAAGCCCAGCGCGTTGCCGCAGCCCAAGAACTGGCTGAGAGAGCCGAGGCCGAAAGAGTTGCAGCGGAACGAGCAGCAGCAGCTGAAGCCGCCGCTCAAAGACAGCAAACCGAACTGAATGAAAGGCGCGCCCAAGCAGCACAGGCAGCCGCCGAACGCGCAGCTCAGGAGCGAGCTTTGGCAGAGCAGGCCGCAGCTCAGGCTGCAGCAGAGGCTCAGGCCGCAGCACAGGCTCAGGCTGAAGCAGCAGCACGGGCAGAGGCTCAGCGCGTTGCTGCCGCTCAGGTTCAGGCTGAAGCGCAGGCACAAGCACAAGCAGCAGAGCAGGCGCGTGTTCAAGCAGCACAGCAGGCAGAAGCACAGCGTGTTGCGGCGCAGCAAGCAGAAGCTCAGCGTGTTGCAGATGCACAAGCCGCACAGCGCGCTGCTGAAGTGCAGGCAGAAGCACAGCGGGTTGCTGCCGCTCAGGCTGCCGCTGAGCGCGAAGCTGCAGAACAGGCATCTATTCAAGCAGAAGTGGCTGCCCAAGAACAGGCGCGTGTCCAAGCGGAACAAGCCGACGCAGTTACTCCAGCTCCAGAACCAGTCTTTACGCCAGAGCCGCAGCCATTGAGCGGAATCGGTCGCAGTGTTGATGAGAACTATTATGTGCCTGAGGTTCAGGCTCCTGAGCAGATATACACGCCTGCTCCAGTGGTTACTCCAGAGGCCGATGTTGTTCGCGGTATAGGAGGTAGAGAGGTTTCCGCTGAGCCTGATTATGGTTTCGTGCCAGAGCAGATCTATGCTCCAGAGCCAGTTCCCGCTCCCGTTTACACGCCTCCAGCTGCTCCTACTTATTACGAGCCAGCGCCTGTCGCGGGCATAGGTCGTGACGTAAATTATTACGAACCCGATGCCTACTATGGCATGCCTGAGGAAACATACGCTCCAGTTCCAGAGTCTGTTTACACGCCAGCCGTAGAGCCCGTGACCGTTGAGGCTGAGCCTGTAGCTGGTATCGGTTCTCCTGCCGTTGCTGCGCCAGCCGAGGCTCCTTCGGTTATTGAGACTGCTGTGGCGGCTCCGGCATCTCCGGCTACGGCTCCCGCTGCTGGCACGCAGGTCATTAACAACAATGACTACTCGCCAAGTGATACCGATCTTCAGACCATGCAGATGTCTAGGGATCAGTGGAACGAAATGATGGCTTCGCTTGCCACGTTGGATCTTGGCAATCTGAATTTTGGTAACTTCGGGGTGACAAACCCTGATTACACAAACAATTTCAGAACCTTCACGGCACCAAAGTCAAACAAAGGCAACCCCACTTCCACGGTGGCAAAAAAAGACAACACGTTCAACGTAATTGAAAACCAGCCGGTACGTCTTGTTGACATGAGAACCAAGAAGGTTGTCTTCCAAGGCACTGGATATGAGGCCGCTGAAAAGGCCATAGAGCTTGCTGCAGGATTGACTAAAGCGGGTGGTAACAAGGCTGACTGGGAGATCCAGACTGGTCAATTCAAGAACCCCGGCTCTGGAGACTTGTCATTCGGGGACACCTTTAAGACCGTTGCGAATGAGAAGAGAAATACAAGCATATTTAATCAAGCCCTTGATATTATTGGTGATGCTGCCCTTGGCTTCATCATTGGTGGCCCAGTAGGTGCGGCGATTGCTGCTGGTGCAAGTGCGGCTGGCGTCAACGTATCTGATATTGCTTATCCAATTATTGCAACAGCTGTCCTTGGCCCGGTTGGGCCTGCGGCGACGGCTGGCGCTGCTGCTCTTGGGTCTGCCGTTTCGAGCGCAGTTCAGGGCCGCTCCATTGAGGAGACATTGATACGCGCCGCAGCGGCTGGTGCGACAGCGGGCGTTATGTCGGGCACTGATATTGGTGGTGATATTTCAGAAGCTGTTGGTGGCGTTCTCAAGGATATTGGGGTGGAATCTCAGGTTGGAGACATCATAAGCGGCATCGGAGGAAGTGGCACTGTTGATGCAGTGACTGGTGACATTGTTATCAACGCGGCCACTGACGCGGCGGTATCCGCAATATCTGCGGGAGCAACTGGGGCCGCTGTTAGCTCTGCAGTTGTTGATGCAGTCCAGCAGGTTGTGCCTGACTATCAACCAAGCCCAGAAACAAACGCTGCCCTTAATAAACTTGATGAGGCGGCAGCAAATTCGGCTGCGGTTGCGGCAGATCCAACAATTGTTGTTTCGGCCAACCCGGTTACGACGGCTGTATCTGGAGCGAACCCAATTGTGGAGACGGCAGCTGGTGTTGCAGGCGGCTTTGCAGGTATTGGCGACTTGGTTAATTCGCCGGAACTTCAAGACGCACGCGCTGAAGAGCGGCAGCCAGAAGTCAAAGAAGATATAGTTGTCACGGCCACGCCGGAACCCGAAGTTATTCCTGTTCCTGAAACCGCTGGTATTGGCAATATTATTCCTGTCGAAATTCCGCCTTCGACGGTTTCGACTGAGCCTCCTAAGGAAGAAATTGTCGTCACAGCTCCGGAGTCTGATGTCGCTCCTATTCCAGAAACAGCTGCAGGAATTGGCGGGATTCCGCCTATTAATACAGCGGTCACAACCACTCCGGCGCAACCAGTGGAAGAGCAGCCTGTCGTCGAAGAACCCAAGGAAGAAATCTTGGTCACGGCCCCAGAGACTACAACTCCGCTTCCTGATGTTGCCGCTGGTATTGGCGGTGGTATTCCCGGCGTTGAAGACTTAATCAAATCGCCTGAGTTCCAAGAAGATCTTGCTGATGAGCAGGCGGGCAAAGACAAAGATAAGTCCCTATTGGAAAAAATAGGCGACGTTGCTGATATAGTACAGGTAGCTGCGCCTATAATCGGAGGCGTTATCGGAGGCGGTGGTGACGGTGGCGGCACGATTGCCCCAGATACCAGCAAAATAAACTTCACGAAAACCACGCTGAGGCCGACTATTCCTGTAGGCGGAATCGGTGGTGTTGGTGGCTATCCCTATACGCCACAGACTTATGGCCGGCGTGGCGGCGATCAGGAGACAGAGTATCTGTTCTTCACCAAAGATCCTGTGACGGGACAAGAATTATTGCAGTCTGCCCCTGCACCTATCACTACACCTATTGCAAATGAGTCTGCTGGCCCAGCGATGATTCTTCCATCCGGAAACACTTTTGCTGAAGGTGGCGAAGTCGATGATGATATGGTAAAGCATCTCGTCGAGTATCATAAGAACGGCGGTCATCAGGGCCCCGGACAGGTAAAGGGCATCGGCAGCGGTCAGGACGATAAGATCCCGGCGTGGCTGTCCGATGGCGAATATGTCTGGAGCGCGCAGGATGTTGCTGATCTTGGTGATGGATCAAATGATGAAGGCGTGCGCCGTCTTGACAAAATGCGCCAAATGGTGCGTCGTCAGGCTGGACGTAAGGATGTAAAAAAGATTGCAAAACCCCAGAAGGGTATAGATACAATGCTTAAAGCTGTTGGAGGATTGGCGTAATGGCTGTCACACAAACTGTCACGGAGACCAAGCTGCCCCAGTGGCTTGTTGATGCCTATACCAAGAGCATCGAACGGGCCGCAACGGCCACAAGTGCTGACTATCAGCCCTATACTGGCGGCCCGCGCCTTGCTTCTATCTCCCCGCAGGAACAGCAAGCCTATCAGATGACATCTGCGAACGTCGGAAACTTCCGGCCTTACACGCAGGCAGCTGGCCAATACATTGCAGGTGGCACGCAATCGTTCACTGATCCGGGCGTCGCGTCGCGGTTCATGAATCCGTACACTCAGAACGTCGTTGCTGGTATTGGCGCTGCAGCTGGTCGCAACCTGTATGAGAATCTATTGCCTCAGGTTAACCGCACGTTTGTCGGTGGTGGTACGTTTGGCGGAAGCCGGAGCGCAGAGTTCACGGCGCGTGCGGTGCGTGACGCTAACGCTGCTGCTCTGTCGGCTCAGAACGAGGCTCTGCAGAAGGGCTATGAGAGCGGCATGGGCCAGTTCAATACTGAAGCTGGACGCTACCTCACGGCAGCTGAGAAGGCTGCGGGGCTTGGTAGCGACATTCAGAGATTGGCTGGAACTGAAACGGCTGCTCTTGAAGCGGCTGGCCGCGCACAGCGCGGGTTCGAGCAGGAGTCGCTTGACCTAGCGAAATCCGACTTTGAAGCCCAGCGCGATTATGATTACACGCAAGCCCAGCGCTTTTCAAACATTGTTGGCACACCAAGCGCAAGCGGATCAGGCACTCGTTATGAGACGGCTCCCGGCGTAAATAAGACGGCATCGACAATCGGTGCGATTGCCACTGGCATTGGCGCTCTTGGAAACATCTTCGGTAAGAAGGATGGTGGCCCAATCGACGCCAACGGCAAGCGTAACATCAAGCACCCAATGCACGGGCTTGGATGGCTGAAAGGCAAATAAGATGGCGATGACAATTCAGCAGGCGAAAATGAGAGCCATGCAGTTGCGGGCAGATAGGCCTGAGCTGCAGAACATGGCTGTTGACGATCTCATTGCGCAGGTCATGGCGACCGAAGGCATGGGCGCTCCGGGCGCTGGTGGTGGCGGACTCGCGGATATATTCCAGCCAGCTACGGTTCTAACCCCGTCATCTCCAGCGCCTATGGCTGTTGCACGACTGCAAGCTCCGAAGCCTACCTCTCAGTTGGTTCCGGTTTCAAATGCGCGCCGCGTTGATCCCACGGTACCAGTTGGGGCGACTGGCAGAACTTTAGTTGTAGACCCTCAGAGTGTGCCGCTTGCACCTTGGCAAGAAGAAATGATTGCCGGAATGCAGGCTGGTAAGGGCACTGCTCAGCCAGATGCGCGTGAATCTGCGGTAGCTGCTGCGGCACCTGCTGCCCCTGCGGAGGAGGCTCCGGAAAAACCAAAATACGCATCACGTTTTAGGCCACAGTTTGAGCAGGCAAAAGCTGAGCTTGATCAGCTGAAGGCGACTGTGCCAGCGGGTGCCGCAACTCCTCCTGAACTGGCGTCTAAGATAACAAACCTATCCGGGGTGGTTACTCGTCTGCAGGGGCTCGTCGCAGCTGAAGAGGGCGCTGTTGTCGATGTTGATCGCGCAGCTCTATTGGAGCGGCAGGCGGCGCGTCTTGGCCGTGAAGAAGAGCTGGTTGAGAAGGCACGTAAGCGCGCTCCGTTTGATGCGCTGATTGCTGGAGGCGCTGCACTTGCAGGCGCGAGGCCCGGTGAGAGCTTCGGCTCTGCCTTGGCTCGCGGGCTGCAGGCTGGATCTGAAAAATATACTGGTGCGCGTGATGCGCGTGAAGCAGCTCTTCGTGGCATTGAAGAGAAGCGTGACGCGTATGCTCTGCAGAAGATGGATGCGCTTCAGGCCGCCCGTGACAAAGCGATTGCCCTGAGCGATGCTGGCGTTAAGTTGACCCAAGAAGGTTACGCGATGTCGAAATTAAGTAATGACGATATTGTCGCATTATCTACTAGGGACGATGTTATTAGTCAGGCCAAGTCAGCGGCCTCTGAAGCTAAGACCAAGGCTGATACTGCTGAGGAAACTATTCGGTCCGAGAATGATCTCAGGGCAGCTCAGGCCGCGTATTACAGACTGGGCGGAGGTCGCGGAAGCAGTGGCGGCAGTGGCGATAAACCCATGACGCAGAATCAGATCCAGACAAAGATCGGCGATCTTAGCAAGGAGCGTCGCGGCTTGATGATTGAACTTAACAGCGCTACGACTGTAGGCGCTGAGAAGGCGGCTATTAAACTGGCAATAGCATACATAGATAGGGAGCTGGGAGAGTTAAGAGGGACACGTCCTCCCGCTGGCACGACTGGTAAAGTTCTTAAAAAAGAAAAAATCTAATAGTGCGATAGGAGCGCTACATGGCAAACTATCGGTACACATATGAATCCGGCGGATACCGCTACGTAATCGAAGCCCCTGACGGAGCTACGCCAGCTGACCTTCAAGCAATCGTTGACGGTGCCGGGCGGGCGGCTGCTCTGCCACCGCCTGCTGCAAAGCCGAAGCCGAAGCCGAAGAAGAAAGAAGACGAGTCGTTTCTTAGCGATGTTGGCGCAAGGTTTAAGGGTGGCATCGGAAGCCTCGTGTCCGAGCTTGGCTTAACATTCAAGCAGGCAGCAAATCTTACTAAATCAGTTCCTGTTATTGGCGAGATAGATAGACAGGTAGACGCGCTACTTGGGGATTACCTTCGGAAATCCGGTGAGGGAATTAAGACTAGGGCTGAGGCTGAACTATCTGAGGCGAGCCTTGAAAATCAGGCTAGGCAGCAGAGAGAAATAGCTCAATCCGATCCCGGCATGGGTTCTAAAATTTACTCTGGGATTGGCAGATATTTGGCAGCGCCTCCAAGTACTAGTACGAAAATATTTAGTCCAATAGATTACGCCATCAACGCATTCGCCCGTAACTTATTGCCTCAAACGCCGAAAGAGGCTGCTACTCAAATAGCTACAGTTCAAACGGCAGTTGATACGCCGCGAAGTCTTGCTGAAACTACAGCGTCAATGTTGCCTGCCACGCTTGCTACGGTCATTCCGGGTAAACTCGTTCAGTCCGGTGCTCGCGCAATACTGCCGCGCTTAGGGGCTGAGGTTTCTGAAGCGGCACTCAACAAAGTGGTTAGGCGCGGCGTTGTTGGTTCTGGTGCCACAATAAACGCAGCTAGTGCTGGTAGCCAAGCCTACGAAGATGTGCTTGCCAAAGGCGGAACCCAAGAAGAGGCTGACCGTGCATTCCAGATAGCATTTTCTGGCGCAGCAGCTACGTCTGCCGTCGCGGCAAAAATACCGGGCCTTGAGCAGCGAGTATTCGCCGGTCAACCAGTGCGGGAAGGTATCCTCCGTTCTGCGGGTCGAGCGGCTATTGGCGAGGCTCCGCAGGAGTTTGTTGAAGAAGCTGGATCTAAGCTGGCAACAAACATCGCCAAGCTCGGAACCGCAGCGGAAGTGCCTATCGGCGAAGATGTTATGTCCTCCGGCGCTCTGGGCGCAATCGGTGGAGCGACAATCGCAGCCCCTATCGGCGGTCTTCAGGGTGTGTTCTCTGGGCGTGACACGGGGCCAACCGCTCCAACGTCCGGTGCTGCACAAGCTCCTCGCACTCCACCGCCTCCTCCGCCTCCGCCACCGCCACCAGCAGACATGGAGGCCCTTGCTAAAGCTCTTGGCCCTGTCGGCGGCAAAGTCATTCTTCAGGAACCAACCGGGCCGCAGGAATATACATTCCAAGGCTTCGATGAAGACGGCGGCGTTGTCCTCGCGGATGCTGACGGCGTAGTATTCTCTGAAGATCCAGATCAGATTCAGGCTGCGATCAAAGCTGGCGTCGCTGAGCCTGAAAGCGGCTTGGGCGGCATGGCCTTTGGCATGGATATTACAGAGGGTCTGGATGATGTGTTTGCTCCACCGCCTCCTCCACCACCACCGCCTACTGCACCTACTGAGAAACCGAAGTTTACCATTGAAACGGCGGAAGAAGAAGCGGCGCGGGAAGCTAAGGCCGCAATCAAGTCTGGTGCTGTAGCACCACCGGTATTTTCTCCGGATGTGGCCCCACCGATATTTTCACCGCCTGCTGGGAAGCCGAAGTTCACCATCGAGATGCCTCCTCCTTCGCCAATGAATGCGCAGGGCAAGTCTCAGGTTGGCAAGGTAATCTTTGACCAAGAAAATGGCGTCGGTCAGGTTCCGTTGAACCAGAACGTGAAGTATCGCGGCTTCACAGCCATGATGCGTCCATCAAAGTTCCTTGAGCTGGCTGCTGATCTTGAAAAGCCAAAGCAGTCGAGTCTCGATTACATCCGGCAATCCGTAGAAGAAGGTAAGGGCGTTGGATCGCCATTCCTGAATCTGGATTTTGAAACGGGTAAGGTCAAGAGCCATGATGGTCGTCACCGGATGATGGTCATTCAGGAAAAGAATGGGGACGTTCCTGTCCCGGTTCACATCTTTGGTAAAGGCGAACAGCGCGCAAGGTCGCTCGATGAAGGCAAGATCAACTCGTTTGCTTCGAGCATGACTGGTGAAGACGGTAGGCAGTCTACGGACAATTTCTCAGAAGCGTTTCTGGATGAGGCCGCTGTGCCTGTGTCTGCGCCTGCACCTGTACAAGAACCTGTACAAGAGCCTGAGCTCCCGCCGCCACCACCAGAGCGTGTCCGCACCGTAACCACTCCCGGTGGATCGAAAGTAAAAACTGCCTTCGAGGTCGTGGATGCAGCCAATCTGACAGCGGCTACAGGCGACCTGCAGAACCGCGACCGCAGCCGATCTTCCACTGACCTGCAGGTTCAGGACATCTTCGCTAAGTTTGACCCTGAGCGCCTTGGTGAGAGCCTTGAGAGCGACCGTGGTTCTCCGATTGTTGGCCCAGACAATGTGGTCGAGAGCGGCAACGGTCGCGTCTTGGCGATTAACAAAGTGTACGACGAGTCTCCTGAGAAGGCTGATGCCTATCGTAAGTTCATTGAAGATCAGGGCTTCGACATATCTGGTCTTGATCGTCCAGTTCTGGTGCGCCGCCGTATTGACCGGATGACGCCGGAGGAGCGCTCGAAGTTCGTGCGCGAAAGCAACATGGACACGAAGCTGCAGCTCAGCACCAGCGAGAAAGCTCAGACTGACGCAGCGTCTTTGACCCCAGATGTCATGAGCCTCATGGCGTCTCCTGATGTCAATGCTTCAACCAATCAGGGATTTGTGCGTGCGTTCCTGTCGAAGCTGCCAACGCAAGAGCAGGCTGCGTTCCTTGATAAAGATGGTCGGTTGTCAGCTGAAGGCACTCGCCGCCTTCGCACCGCTGTTAAATCATCGGCATACGGTGATGCTGACCTGATCAACACCCTTGATGAATCTCAGGACAATAACATCAAGAGCATTGGTGGTGCGCTTGAGGATGCTGCCCCGGCATGGCGTCGTATGCTCGATGCAATCAAAGAGGGTGATGTCGAGCCAGAAATGGACACGACCAAGCAGCTTGTTGAAGCGGCAAAGATTGTTCGCGATGTCCGCAACAAGGGCATGAAGATTGGCGACTTCCTAAGCCAGCAGGACGCATTCAATCCGTTGAATCCTGTGACGGAGCGGTTCATTCGTTCGTTCTATAATGAAACCTTGGGTCGCGCAGCTGGCCGCGAAGCCATTGCTGACGTGCTTGAAAAGTATGCGCGCCGGGCTTCTGAGCAGACAACGAGCGAGGGCTTGTTTGAGAGCGATTCAATGTCGCCCGTTGAAATCCTTGACGGCATCTTGGACGAACGCGGCAGTGGCGCTGGGCAGTCCAATATGTTTGCCAGCATCCAGCCGATCTCGCCAAAGCGTCGAGAGGAGATACTCGATGAGGCCCGCAGGGTTCCGTCATTGTCCCGTGGCGTTACCAAGCTCATGAAGCTGTGGGCTGACGGCAAGATAAATGCCAATGAGTTTGCTTTTGAGGTAGCGTCGTACTCTAACTTCATTGAAGACATGAAGAACTGGAAGCGCTGGGAAGATCTTGGTAAGCTGAAGGTTCGTGGCCCTGACAGGATCAGGTCGGTTCTCCTTGAGCAGAAGCGCAAAGGCAACATATCTGAAGAGGAAGCTAATTTTGCAGAGTGGTTCATTCTGCGCAATGAAAACCTGCTTAATGATCTTGGCATTTCTGTAGTAAAGCAGCCTAAGGATAGTAGTTTCTTAGGAGAATATGATCCGCTTTCCCGTGTCATGCGCTTGATTAAAGGCCGGGCTAACGATGGCACGACGGTCCATGAAATCATGCACCACCTTGAGCGCATGATGCCGCAGGATATTCGTGCAGCAATCAAGCGGGCTTGGGCGAAGGAGCTGAATGAAGTTGAGGTGCTTTCTTACGATGGCAAGAATGAAAACGATACCCTGTTTTTCCAAGCCATCCGTGCGTTCCATAACCAAGAGCAGATTAAGCTAAAGGATAAATACTATAGCCCTAGCTCGGCATTCAAGTTTGCGACGGGGCTGATTTCGTCTGGGAAAGTTGACGGACGCCTCTACCAATATGTGAACCCGTCAGAGTTCTGGGCCGTCAACGCCACTGAAATTTTGCAGGGCCGGTATGATGTGCAGGGTTCGCTGCTTGGACGCCTGAAGAATTGGCTGCGTGAGCTTTCGATAAAGATCAAGGGTCTCTTCAAGCTGGATTCAAACGCGCCAATCATCAAGGCGCTGGATAGCTTGGCGAAGAGCGATGGTAAGTTTGTTTCTAACCAGATGCTCGAAGACAAGGCTTTTGAATATGCCAACATACGCGACTCTAAGCCTGTAACTGCCATTGCAGCAGCGGCGGCATTGGCTTCATCGCCAGCAAGTGCGACTATTAACGATACCCCGATTGCGCCGAACAGCGCTCTCTACAAAACGCTTGAAAGTGGTGACACGAAGAAGGCCATTGAGTTAATCCAGAAGAGCAGCAAGAACCCAGACGCACGGAAAATGGCCGCCATTCTAGCCTTGAACGGCGTTGGTGATCAGAAGACGGTTATCCTTGATCCGGTCAACGACTATGACAAAGCGATAGCTACGCTCTCAAAGAACGGAGCTGACGAAGATTCCATTTATCTTGTGACTATCGGTGACGTTCGCGGCATGGTTCTTTCGACGCCAAAAGATAAGAACATCTACCTTATAAAGAACAAATACCAAGCAGCGAACGGTGTTAATGAGCAGACGTTCCTGCATGAAGCGATCCACGCTTACGTGAAGGCGCGTTGGTCAAGCGTTGGAGTTTACAATGAACGCAATCGTGAGCCTCTGGAAGATCGCGGTTTATACAATGAAGATGTCGCGGCAGAGGTCCAGAAATTTAATAACATGTGGCGCAAATTCGGTAATGTTATTAAGAAAGAATACGAGGGTGGCGCAGGCATCCCCAGTACCGTTATAAGCGCAGCGGAATCTCCGAATGAAGCGCTGGCATACCTGCTGACCAATAAGGATATTCAGGATTTCGCTAAGCGTGTCGTGAAGGATGGCAGCGGTTACCGTCTCATGAGTGAGAAGGAAGCTGGTAAGCGGTCATGGTGGGATGACTTTGTGGATATGATCCGCAAGATATTCGGCATGGGCCCGGCGCGAGATCAGTTCTTCAACGACTTCCTAGACGCTGCTAATAGCGTAATAGCGGCGGGTGACAAGGCGAAGGCCGACTTCCGCGTAGCTGCAGTAAACGAAGAATCGGTTTCACCTGAGAAGGTAACAAACAACAAGCAGGCTGTTCAGGCTCTGATTAATGGGACGCCTAAGCAGATGCGGAATGCGGTTGCCAAAGCGCAGAAACCCAACGATAAGATCATCAAAGAAGGCGCTGACTTGCAGAAAGAAAACCGAGGGTGTGACTGATGATAGGATCTAACTGCTCCCTTGATATTGCTGATGTTGCTCTGGACAATCCTCCGGAGGCTCCGGTCTTTTTGGACCCCGTGCAAAACATTGGGGCCTTTTCGTCGTGGCTGCGTCCAGCGACTGCCGTTGCCCGGAAAAGCAAGTTCTTTGCCCGCATGCACAAGGCAACGAACGACAAGATCAAGATGCGCAACCTTCTCATGGCTGACTTTGAAGGGCTGCTGCATGAAGTGAACCAGCTGCCGAAGGAATCCAAGCAGAAGCTCAACGCGGTTTTCGAGTATCTCCGCCTGTCAAGGACACCTGTCCGCGACACTGGGCGTAACTTTTCCCTCAAGACCCGTGAACTTCGGCGCGAAGGTGCGGACGGGATCGAGCGACGCGTCGCTCCTGAACTATCGAAGCCCGGCGAAATACTGAAGCTGGATGCAAATGAAACCCGCCTGCTACATGAGGTGCGGGATTATCTGGATAGTCGCTTTACGCTGGATGCCAAATCGCGACTGGCTGCGCTTGGTTACGATGGTGAATACAGCCGTGAAGGTATTGAAAAGGGTGTTGAGGACGAGGAGTTCCGCGACGAACTTCTCCGCCTGTTCGATGCCATTGAGTCGCAGCGTCTGATATCTTACATCCCGTTCATGCGCTCAGGTGATACGCGCATCATGGTCTATGGCCCCGATGGCACGATAGACAGTGGCGCTTTCTTCATGCTGGACAGCCTTCAGTGGCTGAAGAATATGGTGGGACCGAAGGCTGCCAAGCTGATTCCAGATCCGGGCATCAACAAAAAGATTGCTGAGATTCAAAAGAAGTACCCATCCAGTGAAGGATACAAGGTGGTCGTGAGTCGCCGCGCTGCCGACGTGAATGAGCGCCTGACTATCGACGACTTATCCGGCTTGGATAAGCTGCTGAACTTGATGGATGCCAACGCTGGCAAGATCATCAAGAATTACTTCGACCGGACTATGGGCGGCATGTTCTCTCAGGATACCGTTGGTGAACTCAGCGCAGCAAACGCAGAGCAGGTTGCGCGTGGCGTAATTGCTGATCTCCCGAAGAGCGTGCGCTCCGTCCTGATGGAAGATCTGATCTCCAGCTACATGAAGCAATCCCGCGACATTCCGGGTTATGATACGAACTTCACGGATCGGCTGCTCGATTACAATCGCATCGTGGCATCGACGGTTTCTCACCGGATGTATCGTGAGGAATACTCCGAGGCGTTTGATGATCTGAAGCGCAACGTAAGCGATGCTGAGCGTGAATATGCTGAGGGCTGGGACGAATACGTAGATAGCCCTGAGCATGGTATATTTCGCGCTCTCCGGACGATTGGCTTTTTTAACTCTATGTGGGGAAGCATTGCGTCATCATCGGTGAACGCCATGTCTGTCTGGACAGTCACTGCCCCACAGATGACGATCATGAAGGGTTCGGCTGGTCTTGATATTTATAAGATGTCAGCTCAGGTCATCGCCGGATTCCGTGGTCAGGTTGGCTATGGAATGCACGTTGATCCATACGCGATACCGGGCCTGACCGACGAAGAGCGCGACGCTCTCGTTCTTGCGAACAAGCGTGGAACCGTCCGGGCCCAGATGAACCCAGAGCTTATGGGTGTTGAAACCGAAATCATGGCGTCTCGCGGCGGCGGTATTAGGCAGGCGGCACAGCGATACTTCCAGTACGGATCGAGCGTCATCTCTGTCACTGAAGAGATGAACAAGGCGGCTGCGTTCATTGTGGCGTATCGCTATGCCAAAGATCAAAAAGCTCTGAAGAACTGGCAGGAAGCCTACAAGGACAACGAGCGCGCCAAGATAATCATGGATGAGGGCTCCGATCCCTTCGACGTTGCTGAATTTATGGTTGAGACAGCGACGTTCATGGGCGGTCAGATCGAGAAGCCGCCCGTCATGCGTGGTGCTGGCGGCGTGCTGCTACAGTTTTCCCAGTATGCTCTGCAGACTATGTTCTTATTGTCTGAGAATCTCCGCAAGCAGGGCCCGCGTGGTAAGATAGCTGCCATGTTCACGATCATGACGATGTGGACTGTGGCTGGCCTGTTGTTTGCTATTCCATTTGGCGACGATGCGATCAATATCTTCCAGTATATTTATAACAAGCTCAACGGGAAAAAATTAGACATGCGCACTGAGGCGCAGATGATGCTGGCCGAGATGTTTGGCGGCGACGAAGATGCGCGCCGGGATGCAGAAGCAATCTTCCGTGGGCCGTCACGGGCATTTGGTTTGAATATCAGTGAGCGTATTGGATTCACGTCCATCATCCCTGAATTTGAAGACGGTCTCAGTATCGTTCCGGCTATCTCAACCAGCGTCCTGAAGATCTCAGAGTACCTTGATCGTCGCGCATCTGGGGTGCAGCCGATTGGCGCTTATGTGGCAGCTGTATCGCCGTTCATTGGTAAAGGGCCGTCGGATCTCTTAAAGGGCTTCGTGCAGTATCCGCAGGAGGGCGTCAGGACGCGCTACGGTACGCTTGTAAAACCAGCTGAGGAAATGGGTTTCTTTGAAGAGCAGCTCCCTCGCGCCGGGGGTTTTCAAACAACTGATATTGCGCGCCGGCAGCAGGCGAGGCAGGCAGTAAAGAATCTTAATGAGTCCACTCGTGACGCAGAGCGGAGAAATACATTGCGTCTTGGCAAGCTACTGGCTGATGCAGTCAAAGCTGACAAGGCTGGCAAAAAGGCTGAAGCAGAAAAGATCCGCATGCAATTCGATAGGGAAATACGCAAGATTTCCAGTGAGTATTCAGCTGAAATCCAAGCTGGTAATATGGAAGACGCCATCAAGCCGCCGTCAGATCAGACTCTTAAAAACGCCATGATGTCGGAGCTATACCCGGGCATGAAGCTCGACAGAGTGGGTAAGCTGAAGCGTCAGGCAGTTGAAGATATTTACCAGACGATTATGGTTGAGGATCAAGAAGACGAATCCGAAGATGGCGAGTATGAAGCGGAGGGCGGGATTGAACCCGCCCTACCCCAGTAATTAAAACGGAACATCATCCCCGCCTAAGTCACGCGCTGCAGGCTGATAGCCGTCTGCCTTAGCGGCTGAGTGCGCCTGCTGGCCGCCGCCATCCTTAGGCTCATAGAGCGACACGATGATGCTCTCACGGCCTTCATTGCCGCCAACGCCAGCTGGATTGAACGTGCGGTCGAGCAGGATGTAAGGGCCCTTGTCCCCGTCCATCATGACGCCGACGTTCTTGAACCGGCCCTTGGTCTGGCCTTGGCCATCTGTGTATTCGCCAACCTTGACGACGAGATCATACTTTTTACCCATTTACTTTCTCCTTATTGAAACAGCTTCATTAACTTGGTGGTGTTGCGTGGGGCCATTAGCTCTGCCTCTTCAAGCATTGCTTCGTGCAATACGCGCCATGCTTCGCGTTCTTCAGGGGACAGGCTTGCAACAATCTCACACGCAGTGATTGCCCACCCATCCCAATCCGTCATGCCTTCTTCGTCTTCGCCAGCCTCCAGCACATCGATGTGCAGCGGAGCCTTAGGCTTAGCCTTGGCTACAATCTTTTCCTCAAGGGTCTGCACCTGAGCTTCGGCTGCAGGAACGTCATCGAAGTCGGTGATGTCCATCTCGCTGCCGCTATACTCATCGGCCTCGATGATGCCTTCAGCCTGATTGTCAGCCATCACAGCACGCTGCGCTTCGGTGGACAGTGGCATATACTTGCTGGCTCGGCGGACCACAGTCTTGCGCCACATCTCAGCTTCATCAGTCTTCCAAGGGCCGACGATAGTGCCGTCCTTAGTCTTCGATGATGAGCGGTCACGGATCGAAAGGATCTCTTCCTTGCTCATGATCTCGAACTGCGTCTCGCCGTTCTTCAACTTCCACACACAGTACGCGCCGATCTTCTCACCGCGATCAGACAGGCCATGCTTGTGGATGATGCGCGACTCGATGCCTTCTTCGACCTCGAACAAGTCTTTGCTATATACCAGACGGCTCTCGATCTTCAGAACCTCACCAGCCTGCAGCGCCAGCTTCATCAATCCCTTATAACGTGGACGGAACTGCGCGACATTCTTCTTCATGCGGCCATCCCAAACCTTCAGGATGTCAGCCTCACCCATGCTCTTATTGAGCGACAGGCCAAGCTCAGCGGCGCTCAGGCACGCCTTCAGCAGTGAACCACGGTCGCAGTCCAGCAAGTCCATGTTGTCAGCGACAGCCGCCACCACAATGCCTTGGAACTTATCGACTGTCATAGACTGCGGGAGAAGGCTGCGGAGATGCCCTTCGCGCATGGCCAGCTCCTGCTTAAACCGATCTATCGGCTTCACGGGAACCATCTCATTACTTTGCATTTTTCAATTCCTCTTCTAGATCATCAATCATTAATTCAATGGCACGTTCGACAACGGCTCGAAGCGTAGGCTTTAGCGGGTGCTTGGCTGCGACATCGCGCAGCCTTGCCAGCAGATCCCTATCGACCCTCATCATAACAATATCTTTCATCAGGTAATCCTTACTGTAGTGTAGCCAGAACGCTTGCCCGTCAGGGTGCCAACCATGTCAGCCGTGATTTCCTTGCCGGGATTATCAGCAACCACACTGATCGACATCTTATGTTCTCCGCACTTCACGGAAGCCTTGTCCTTCGATGTGTTCATAAGCTCCAGCTTTGCACGGGCCTTCATCAAGATCTCAGCCTTAGCCTCGTCGGCGCGGGCAGCTGCATACTTCTCGTCTTGCTTGGCAGTCTTATATTCCAAGAAGAGCAGCGCGTCTCCGTCATCGAGCACGACATCGCTCTTAGGCAGCGTGCCCATGAGCTTGGTGATAGCGCCCACGTCGGTCGTGTAATCCGGCTCAGGCTCCTTGCCTTCAGCAATCGACTGCCAGAACGATGTAATCTCATGCTTGATTGCATCAATGATGTTGTCGTTGCGCGGGATCTTCATGCGGCGCGGCTCGTCATCGATCAGGGCAACAAGCCATGCGTGATCCGAAGTCGTGCAAGCCAGCTGGTGCTGCACCTGAAGCAGATAGTTCTCAGGCGCTTCGTCAATCTCTTCGCCATTGTAGTGCCAGCCATAGCCACGGGCAGACCATTTGATCTCCACAGGTGCGCCGCCTGCCGTGATGTAATCGAACGATGCACCCATACCGGGGCAGTCATCGACCGTGTAATAGTCACTGACCTTACCAAGATCCATCGACCAACGGTGCGACGCCCAGTTTGCAATGCCACTCTCAAGGAATGTCCCAGCTTGCACAGCCTTGTTGCCAGAGATGTCCTCCGGCGGCAGCTTGCCAGCCTTCTCCATCCACAGTTGCCAGCGGCTCGAATAGGGCGACAGCCCAAACAACGCAGCAACATCGCTCCCACCAACGTGCTGAGAACGCAACTCGTGCCAGTGCTTCTGGTCACGTACTTGTATAATAGCCATTTATTTTCTCCGGTTACTGGCCGTATACAGTCGGCCTACATTGTGTATACAGATGTCTACGGAGTTATGTCAAGTCCCTTGTAAACATCTTCAACAGATCGCGCCAACACGTATATTCCACCGCGTTTTTCCCATGCGCTCTGCCATGCTGCCTGCGCAAGCCGCTGCTTTCCCTTCTCGGTCTTGACCTCGATAGCAAACGCTCGGCCCGGTGACATGACGCCAAGCAGGTCGGGTGTCCCCTCAGGCGCGGACTGGATGACACGGGCTCCGCCATCGAGCGGTCGGAACTTACCGACGTTGATCCGGAACATCATGATGTCCTGCCTCTGGCCCAGTGCAAGACGAATCGCCTGCTGGATTGCAGCTTCACTGCTCATTGCAGGGTTAGCTCCTGTCCGTCATTGTCCAGCTGCTCAAGCACAGCCTCAGTCGCGGCCATCATGGCGGCGAAGCATTGCCGGTGATCAATCACATCAATCTTCCGATCTTCATGCCACTGATCCAGCACATGCAACATCTCGAATGTCAGCGCATGGATCAGGGACAGCGGCACAACTACCGAATGGAACTCTGTTTCGTTCCCATCGTCATCTTCCATATCGAAGCCCTCTCTTCTGCCGTCAGGCCGTTGGTTGTCTGAGCATCGCGCATACCCACCTTCTTGGCAAGGCGTGATGCCTCTTGCCCGCAGATAACATTGAATGCCCATTGCGTCGGGTTATTGTAGCCGCGCTTGCGGGCCACGCTGGTGAGGACGCGGAACTTCTTCTGCATCATCCCCTCTATGGTTTCAGTTTCAGGATCACCCTCGCGGCGTGTGACAACCAGATCGCCATCCACATGCTTCACTTTTCTGGCCGTGATAGGATAGACATGGCCGCACATGGGGCAGGTAGGTGTCGGCTTGTGGACCGCGAAGCAGGCAGTGCATGTCCGAACGGATACAACCTTTTCTCCACTCTTGCCGCGATTCGCAACGAACCCATCAGCAAGGCTCCAATCCCGCTCATCGTCAATGAACCCATGCCTTGCGGTGTTGCCGGCATGATCAAGGATGATCGTCCTCTCCTTGTCAGGGTGCGGCCTGATTGCTCGACCGCATTGCTGCAGGAACAGGCCAAGGGATTTCGTCGGGCGCAGTAGGATCGCGACCTCAACGGACGGAAGATCGAAGCCCTCGCTCACCAGATCGCAGCTCGTCAGGATCTGAATCCGGTCTTCCTCGAAGGCTTTCAGAACAGCATCCCGCTCAGTATCATCCATGCCGCCATCGATGTGGCTGGCTGCATAGCCAGAGACACGGAAGTCTTCGGCCACATCCTTGGCGTGCTTAACGCTCACGCAGAACGCGATTGCCTTCTTGCCCGGCGCGTATTTACCATAGTGCTTGACCGCGCTGCCAGTGATGATCGGCTTGTCCATCGCGTCTTCGAGCTGCTTGGATACGTAATCGCCCATGCGCGTACCAACAGAGCCAAGATCAGGTGCGCTTGGTGCATAGACCACAGCGTGCGACAGGAAGCCCTGTGCGGTCAGCTCTGCGACTGTAGGGCCCATCACCATATCATCGAACATCTGGCCCATGCCTTTGCCGTCAAGGCGCTCAGGCGTAGCCGTAACGCCCAGCACACGGGCAGAGGGGAAGCCAGCCACGACCTTGCCCCAGCTGCTGTCAGGGGTGAAGTGATGCGCCTCGTCGCCAATGATCAGGTCGAACGGCTTCATCATCTTCATGCGCCGCACCAGCGTGAACACGGATGCCACCACGACATTGGCAATAGGAATACCCGGCGTCCCGCCAGATAGGACAGCATGACGCACGCCCACCTTCTTCAGCGCGCCGCTGATTTGCTTGAGCAGCTCGCGCCTGTGCGCCACGATTAGGATGCGCTTGTTATTCTTCGCCATGCCTGCCGCGATGTAGCTGAAGATCACCGTCTTGCCCGATCCCGTAGGGGAAACGAGCAGGGTTTTCTTGTGCCCATTGCGAAAGCTGTCGCGCACAGCCTGAACGGCTGATTCTTGATAGTCTCTAAGCTGAACCATAGATTTCCTTATGTGGCAGACTATCTTCGCCCCGGCCTGCCAGCAGGGTTCCAAAGTGCCTTAACGACACGACCGAAGCTGATCCGTCACTCTGCCCGCCATACCTGCGTTGATGTCGCAATGTCGGTAGGCCAGCCGCTGTCCTCAGTGAAGCTACGCTCCTCGAACAGAACCATATTCGTCGGCCTTATCAGCAGGCGATCACCCGTCGTTCGCATGAACATGAACTCCTTGCTCTGGTCTGGCGCTGCGCTGAACCCATCGCTGTGCGGGCAGGCAGTGAACAGGCAGGTCGCTCGGTCATCGCTGCCATCGTAACGCGCCTCAAGGTTTGCCAGATATTCATAGCGGATAACATCGAACTCAGTGCCGTAGCAGTCCCAGACCTGCGCCTTCTCCAACGGCCAGTAAACATCTGGTTTGTCAGAGAACGCCAGTGCATGAGGCGGCACGTTCCGATAGACCGCGCCACATTCCAGCATGAGGTGACAACCCCACGCCCGGTCAGGCTCGGATCTCAGGGCGAACCAAACAGCAGGCTCGAAACCTTTGCCATCCCTGCGAATGAATGCGCTGTCCACATAAACGTAAAGATGGTTTGGTAGGTTTCTGCTGCTCATCTAACCCTCATGATACGGATAGTGTCGCCCTTGGCGGTGGTCGCATAATGCCGATCCGTCCGCTCGTTTTGATTGTGCGCAGCGCGACGGATTCGTCTTTTGTCAGCGGCCTCCGGTGCATCAAACGTGCGAATATCACCGACTTCCATTGAGCTTAGGTTATACTTTGAACTGCGGATGTCAAAATCTGATGTCATCTATTTCCCATTCATAAATATCCCAGCCGAAATTATCGAACAGGAATTGGCGCAGGGTCACTGCGCTTGCTCCCTCAAACGCGCCTCAAAGAACTGATGCAGTGCCTTGAGCAACGCATTGGATCCATCTCTTGCATCGATGTAGCGCTTGTTGTCAGGCTCACTGCTCACTGGAGTGGTCGCGGTATTCCGGGAAACATATGACTTCTTCGGCACCTCAGCACTGCGCCTGCTGATCTGCTTACGCAGATTAGAAACACGCCGCACATCAACACCGTGATAGGATGCGATATACTTATCGTCGGTTATGTATCCAATCGTGCGGATGATTTCTCTGTCGCTCACTGTTCCCAATCCCCATATCCATCAAACAGGCGCGTCAACACCCAGTCGATTAAGCATTTAATCACATTCGATCTCGCGGGTCGCCGTCCATACGAAGGGCATGTAGCAGATGTCCTCGCCGTCCTTGGTCACGCTCCAGCCGAACAGGTAACCAGTATCGCCAACAAGTTTAGCTGCTGCTGCCGGAGCCGCTGCGCCTGCAGCCAACCCAATCATAAATCCAATCGCCAACTTTTTCATTTCGATTCCTCCTTTATTTTTCGCAACAATGAACGCAGCTCCATTAAGGAGCTAAAGATACTCGGCGTTACCCGCACATCATTTTCCATGCAGAACTCAACGAAGCGGCTATGGATGTCGATGCGCCCTTGGATTATACCCACAATACGGGCGCGCTCTTCCTCTGCCTCAGTCACTCCACGGAATCCTTCATATGGACGCACTCCTCGATCTGTATGCTGATCAAGTCGCTTATCACTGTGGCAACGTCATCACGCAGCCACGCCACGATGCGGGCGCGTTCGATCTCCGCGCCTCGTTCCATAGCGCGCTCAAGAAATTGCGGTAGATTGTGGCCGGACACATACAGCTGCCCGTCAATGTCCATTGCCTCGACTATATCACTCATAGCGCCAGACCCGGACGCCACCTTCGGACTCACGGGCAATGAACTTCTTGCCGTTGCGACGGCCAGCGTGAGACGCAGTGCTGCTCATTGAGCGAAGCGCAACATCCTTCACAAAGAAGCTCTGGCCCACATCCAGCTGCGACCAAGGGTATTTTTCTCGGCGTCCACTATGCTGCCGCGCAGCAGGAATCGCATGTTCATCTTCAATTTCAAAACTCATATCATTCTCCGGTTGTTTTTATCAATCTCGCACATTCATCACTGTAATTCAACTCAGAAATTACGGCGACGACGCTCTTCTTTCAACAGTCTTTCAGCAGTATCCAAGCTGATACCAAACGCCGCAGAAACTTGATGCGGACGCTTGCCCAGAAGCGTAGTGTCCGGCCAATCGCGGATGATCTGGAAGGCTAATTCAGTGCCTTCGTGTTTATTCTTCATTCCCATAGTCCTACTGGCCACTCCTGTTTAGGTAGATAAATCGCTCGTGAAGTCGCGCCCCCGAAGCGAACACTCTCGGTGCTCTTCTTGGCGTATGGGTGGCGCAGCAAGACACCAGCCCAGCCCTCGAAATAGACAGACGTTTGCATGATCCGGTTCATCGGCTGGATGCTCTGGCCTATCCATACTCCTACGACATTCCCATATTCACGTTCGATCTTCATTCCATAACGGGAAAGCGTGGACTCTGCCACTTTCAACCGAACGTCCGTCGTGTCATCGCGGGTAAAGCAAACTATCAGCAGCTCGCCAATCGTCCGCTCCTGTGCGCCGTGAACAGTCTCAACGCGGATCATGCTCCCCACGATGTGATGCAGCAGCGATATGTCCTCGATACAGGCTATAGCAGCCAGCCATCAGCGTCCCCAGCTGGTCGCCAATGCGTCGGTTCGCCAGCACAGTAGCAATCGTTTCCTTGAATATCTCCACGTTGTGACGCAGCGTAAATATGTTATGCAACTGCCGTGCCAACAGGCGCTGCGGCATATCCTGCGGTATCTCCGATGCAAGGCTCAGGAAGTCCTTGAACTCCTGCTCCTTCTTCTTCCGCTCGTCATGGCTGTAACTGTCCAGCGGCTTGATCGTCAGCACTGCCGTTCTCGTAAGGTCAGCTGCTTCCTTCAGGCCAACACCAATCGATGACATCAGGAACGACGACCGCATCGTAAACGCCTGTGCGCTATGGTTCGCCGACCCCTTCAGAATGCGGCCACGCCCCTCGCTCGAAGCCTGCCGCATCAGATCCAGAACCGCCTTGCGCCGCGCCTCGGCCTGCATCTTCTGCTTATCGTCAGCCTCGCTCTCATCGAACACCACTGGCATAGCATCATTACGCACCACCTGACGGATGCCAGCCTCGGTCGTTGCCCCTAATGGATAGATAGCCAAGTCCCCAAGGCACGCGCCCGCAATCTCATTGACCACTGTCGATTTACCCGAACCCTGATTGCCTGTAACCCAAGCGTGCGTCCGCCACTGCAGACCACCGCAAACTACCGCCGTCGCAATCCAGCCAGCCAATAGGTCGCCATAGATCGGCGCATCCCAGCGCACCTTGTTGCACAGCTCACGGATCATGCGGCCATCGTCATCGCTGGCCCGTGTGTTATAGTCGTCCACATCCAAGATCAGGTCGGCGTTCTTCTCGTAAATCCAGCGGCTCTTGAACCGAACAAACGGAATCTCCCGTGTCGCACCACCAGACCGACTGACCACCAGCTTACTGCCCGTGTTCATCACTGCCCGCTCGACGTTATCGTCAGCCTTATCAATCCAGATGCCGCGCCCACGCAGGCGCTTCGGATCATAGACGCCAAGCTCATGGCAACGATCCATGATAGTAATCCCAGACTGTATCCAGTCCACGCCCTTGCCGTCCGGCTTGCCTTGCTGGCCGCCCCAGTAGGTCGGGTCGCCATAGATATTCATGCAGCCCTTCTGGCTCATCAGGCGGTCGGGATCGAACACATCCACCTGCTCCCGTTGCTGCGTCATCAGCATATATTTCATGTGATCATAGCCCAGCGGTCGCCACTCACGCTCCGCATCCTCGTCGTAGTCAATGACCTTCTTCTCTTTCACAGGCTCCGGCGCGTCCGGTGTAGCCACAGCAGCACGCTTCAGCTCCCGCCGCAGCAGGCCCGTGATATTCTCCGGCTTTACCTTCGCTGGCAGCTCGTCGCCCAAGTCCCAGCCATCAGGAAACGCAGGGCTCAGCCCCACAATCGAAACCGGAACAGCGTGACGCGCCAGAATAGCCTGTATCTCCATCGCAGCCTGCGCCCCAGCGCCATCATTATCCGGCCAGACAACAACACTGTGACCCTCAAGCACAGCCCAGCTACTCTGATCCACAGCGTTCGCGCCACCCTGCCACGTCGCAACAACCCAACCCTCAGGCAGATACTGCTGCGCTGCATCCGCAGCCTTCTCACCCTCGACAATCAGCACAGGCGAGTTCGGCGCGGACGCAATCATGTCGCTGTTATACAACGGACGGCCAGTCCCAAACCCAGAGGTCAGAAACTTCTTTCCGTCCCAAACAATCGGTCGGATTTCTTTGCGCTTCCCTTCAGGGTTCCAGCGTGCCACCGCACCAAAGGCAGAGCCATCAGCAAGGCGGTATATCCACATCGAGTCCGGCTCACCGCCCAGTGCAGCCTTCAACTTCGCAGGAACCTCAATCGGCTCTGGCATGGGTGTGACTATGCTCGGTGTGTCCGTTATGTCCTCGGCCTTAACCGCCGTCAGGTCTATCTTACGCATGGTTCATGCCCAGCATATCTGCGAATCCTTTTAATGTTTCATGCAGGCTATCCCCGAATAGCCTCATAGACAGGTCGATCATGTCGCCATGTTCCCCAGTCGCAAAATCTTTCCAACGCCCCGTGCTAAGCGAAACGCCCAGCGAAGCACTGCGATCCTCGCGCCACGGAGTGCGGCAGACAAACCACCCACCCTGCCGCTTGCCATCCGGCAGCCAAGCCTTGCACAGTGCCTCGATGTGTGTGGAACTCAAGCGATCCTTGATGTCGCTTATAGATATTGACCGGAGATTGACGGCCTTGCCAGCGGCGGGGAAAGGAGGCCGCTCGCTGGAAGCTATGTGGTTTTTAGGCAAGCCTTGGACATTGCCACATTTTCCGGTCATGTTGTTAATACCTTTCTAAAATCGCGCCGTCAAACGCACAAACACTAATGCTTGCATACGGAACCGAAACTTACAAGCCTTAACTCTCGCTGTCGTAAACGCCTCCGACAAAACTATATCGGTGGAAGCGTATCGGAATAGCCTCGGTGCGATACACCTTTCCCGCTGCATCCTTCCATTTCCCATGCTTGTCCAGCCGGATACGGAACGTCAGTGCTTGCGGGTCAGGTGCTATCGTCCAGTCCTGCTCTTCCTCATTCGTGCAATGGCCCATGATCATGGCCGGACGCCAACCTACCACCTCGAAGGGAAGAGTCCCCTTCTCCTCATAGCGGTTCGCATAGCCCAGCATTACGCAGCGTCGCCCAGCCTCGCACGCACAGCCTGCCTCAACATTAGCGCCGTGAAGCCCCAGACCTTAGTCGCCAAGCTATACGCCTTCACCAGCTCCTTGATCTCACCATCAATCTCTTGCAGCCTACGCGCCGCCCTATCACGTTCACTAAAGGCATCGCGTGCCTTCAGTATAACTTCGGTATCAGTCATCCCACAATCTCCAAAATCTCCGGCTTGTCCGTGCAGTCCGCGACCACCTCGTCAGCGTCATTGCCGTAGACCAGATAAATAGAACCAATCCGCTTGCGGTCAGCGTTCGCCACCTGCAGCCACTCTTCGTCGCAGTGCCCCAGCTCGACCATCACCGCTTCAGGGTCATCGCTGTGCATGATAGGATATTCCTCGCCGTCAAACACCGACAACAAATAGCCCTTGTCCAGAGCGCGCCCCACTATCTGTTTCACCACGAATCGTTCTTCCGTGTTCATCTCTTCCTCCTCGGCTCTCTGCGGCCATACTCAACCAGCGTGTCAAACGCCGTGTAATAGTCATCCCATAAAGACGGGTCGATATACGGGCTGTCATCCCCATTAACGTGTTCATCAATCGAATTGACAAGCAAATCCAGCACATCGAGCAGCTCACCTGCGTCTGCTGCGTCTAGCTCTCTCATGGCTGCACCTCGCTTGATGAGGATTTATTCTTGCGCGATGAGGATTTATTCTTGCTACCAGCCGGACGGCCCATGTTCGCCTTATTGCGCGGCTTCTTATCCTTGCTGCCAAGCGGACGGCCAACCTTCTTCTTCGGGGTAAATAATTTCTCCTCCTTGGCCTCGATCATCACAACTTCCAATGACATTATAAAAACCGCATCCCAGTCCAGACGAACAGCCCAATCAAAAAACTTCTCTGCTAACCATTTACGCATCATCCTTCTCCTCTTCCTCATCCACAATCTGCATTGCCCACAAAATCTCTTCCTTGCTAATCGCCTTCAGCAATTCCTTCAGCTTCACCCGTGCGTCCAGCTCGTGACTAGCCATCACGGAAAAGCCCAGCGTGAAATCAAACTCGAAATCCCCATTGGGCAGAACCCAGCCGCGCCCACCTGCCATGTCCATCGACGCACTGTCATCCGGCAGGGTCAGCGTCACTTCCAGTGTCATATTCACAATCATATCAATATCCCTTCCCATTGCGGTATTCGATCACTGTCACCTCGCTGTCGCGCTCATCAGTCACAGTCCAAAGCCTATCGTCCTCCATGCTCAAAGACCGCGCCGCCCACATGGCGTGAATGCCATACTCGAACCGCGCAACTTCCTTGCAATCCACCTCCAGCCGCACGTTCATCCGTCTATCTCCTCCAGCAGCCGCGCAGCATCAGCCACGAAGGTGTCCGTCACCCGACCAAACGCAGCATAATTCAGAACCATGCTTTGCAGTGCCGTCCGCATCGCGTCATAACGCTCCTGCATCGCCAAGATCGCGGTCAGGTTCGCTACGCTATCGTCATACAGCTTGCCTTCCGTGTTCACCGCATTGCCCATCAGCACGCAATCGCTGCTCTCCAGAAGCTCACGCACTGTGCGGAATATATCGTCAGTCATCGTCCCGATCCTTCCCCGCCAAGCTATCCGAAGCCATCTGCCCAGCTTCAAACAACTGCTCCAGCGTTGCCGCATGGCACTGGTTCAGCGCATCCGCAGCCACCTCTACAAATTCACAGGCGTAAAAGTCCTCGCCAGCTTCTCTGGCCGCCTCGCGCCGCCGAATCGCCTCCTCTGCTACCGATATGCACAGCTCCGCCATCTCATCGGTGTAGCGTTCATCATAATACAGCGCGTCCGTCCCTGCATCGGCAGCAAAAATCGCCGCATATCTCGCCAAATCCTTCGCTTCATTCATCGTCCCACTCCTCAAACGCAAACGCGAAACAATCGCGCAGCTCTTCATCCTCGCACTCACCGACGATACGCCTCAACAGGTGGCGACCATGCGCTGTCAAAGCGGAACGTCACGCTCTCGCCCTCGTCCTCAATGCCAACGTCACCAACCTCCCATTTCGTCCCCCAATGCTCAACGCTCCAGTCATACCAATTATTCGAGCCATGCTTCTCGCGCTCGGCACTGCCCACGTTCCCCCGAAAGACGCTATCCGGCATCGGGCGGATTGTGTTCAACAATTCCCGCTTGCCAGCGCCATCAATCAGCGCGTCTAGCTTCGCCCTCGGCCCCGTAAACGTCACCACATTTTCACACCAATTCGGCATCATTCTTCTCCTCGTAAATCATCTCTATCAGTTCAAACGCGCCGCTATCCTCGCCGCGAACCATCATAGCCAGCAATTCCAAGAGGCCATCCCGTGCCTCCTCCAAGCTATCCGCACCGATATATAAATCCGTGCTAAAAACGTATGTCGCAGCCATCACGCATCCTCCTCTTCATCTTCATCCGCCTCTGGCCGATACGCATCGATATTCATCGACGCGATTTCATACCAATTCACCTGCGCTAGAAACGCCTCGGCATAATCCAAAGCAATCCCCGATGCCTCTGCGCCAACAGTCTC